ATCGAGGCGCTGGCGGACTTGCCGCCGGAGATGGGGACGGGCGTGGACGCTCTCCTCGTGGTGCATGTCGCCAACCGCCCGCCGGTCGAGGGGCAGTTCTTCGGCCAGTCAGACTACGACGAGGCGTTGGTCTCGTTGCAGGCGGAGATCAACAGCCGGGAGACACAGCGGGCCGCGGTGCTGAACAAGCACGTTGACCCGACCATGACCGGCCCGACGGTGCCGGACGCGTTCAAGGACGCCGCCGGCAACGTGAAGCTTTCGGCCATGAAGTACCTGGAGGTGGGGCCCGGCGAGCAGGAGCCGAAGTACGTCGTGTGGGATCCGCAACTGCCCGCCGTGGAGAACCAGCTCAAGGACCTGAAGGTGGCCTTCGCGGTCAACGCGGGCGTGGAGATGACGGCCCTGGTCCCGCAGGAAGGTGGCGCTGGGCCGGTGTCGGGGAGGGCGCTGCGGCTGTCACAGATGAAGACGCAGACGACCGTGGCGCTCAAGCAGCGCGCCTGGGGGCCGGGGCTGCAGCGGCTGCTGTCGGTGGCGACGAAGCTGGCGGCGGCGGTCGGGCCGGGGGCGCTGGACTGGAAGCCGGCGGAGGGCAGCCTTGTGGCGGTCGGCCCGGAGGACATCACGGTCACGTTCTCCGATGGCCTGCCGCAGGACCGCATGGAGGACGTGGAGGAGCAGACCGCCATGGTGGCCGCCGGGCTACAGACGCCGAAGCGGGCCATGATGGCGCTGCATGGGGTGTCGAGCGAAGAGGCGGACGCGATGCTCGAGGAGATGGGGGCGGCGAAGAAGGCGATGGCGCCGCCGGCGCCGGGCGGGTCGTCGCTGTTCCGGGCCATTGTGCCGCAGGAGGGGGCGGCTGAGTAATGGCCGCGGCCCTGCGCCCGTACAGCCGCTCCGAACTGCTGGAGATCGCCGACCAGCTCGGCGGCGTCTACCGCGACGGCGAGGCGCGCATCCTGCGCCTCCTCGGCCAGGGCAGCATCAGCGAGTGGAAACGGGACTACCTGAACAAGCAGCTCAAGCAGATCGAGACCATCCTGCACGGGCTGGAGGGGGCATCACGGGACTGGGCTGAGACGCACGTGCCGACGGTGTACCTCCACAACCTGCGGATCGCCGACCAGGCGCTCGGGTCAAGCATGGGCATGACCGCCATTCACCAGGACGCCATGAGCGCGATCGCTGAGACGCTCGTGTCCGATCTGGACCATGTGACCGGGGGCGTCGGCCGGGCGGTGCGCGACGTGTACCGGCAGGCGACGCTGGGCAACATCCAGGCGGGGCTGACCGGGGGCGAGACGCGGCGGCAGGTCAGCAAGGGGATCGTCGCCGACCTGCAGGAGAAGGGCGTGACGGGGTTCACCGACAAGGCCGGCCGCGAGTGGGCCATGAGCGACTACGCGGAGATGGTGGCGCGGACCACGACGCGGGAAGCGAGCTGGCAGGGCACGGCGAACCGGATGCTCGAGGCTAGTGAGGATCTGCTGCAGATCAGCAGCCACGCCCGGAGCTGCGAGTTGTGCGAGCCCTGGCAGGGCGTCGTGGTCAGCATGAGCGGTGAGACGGCGGGTTACCCGACGCTGAGCCAGGCGCAGGGCGAAGGGTTTGGCCACCCTAACTGTGTGCATGATCTGTTGCCGTACGTGCCGGAGGCGGCTATACCGGAGGGCGAGTGAGATGCCGTTCAAGTCGCAGGCGCAGCAGCGCAATATGGCAATGCTGGTTGGGGAGGGGAAGCTGAGTAAGCGCGTCTACCAGGAGTTCGCGGATGCCACTGGGAATGTGAAGCGGCTGCCCAAACACGTGAAGCCGAATAAGCGCAAGTAGCCGCACCTGAGCCAGGCACACCGAGCCGTCCTCTTCCGAGGGCGGCTCTTCCGATTCCACGAGGACGCTTGGGCGTCCTTCACGCCGACGGGCGGCAAAAACGGAGGCCGAGCACCATGTCAGAGAAGCCGATTGTAGACGGACAGGGCACCACCCCGCCCGCTGGTGATGGCCAGGCCAGCGGTCCGGGCGCAGACAACGCGGCGGCAGGGACTGGGCCCGGCGCTGCGGGGCAGTTCACCCAGGCAGACGTGGACAAGATAGTGACCGACCGCATCGCGCGGGAGAAGCGCAGTCTCGAAACGGCGCACAACAAGACGCTGGCGGAGCGCGACGCCGAGCTGCAGAAGTACCGCGACGCCGAGGCGGCGCAACAGGCCGCCGCGATGAGCGAACTGGAGAAGGCCCAGAAGGCGGCGGCGGACGCCCAGGCGGAGACCGCCAGGCTGCAGACCCAGGTGGCTGACGCCAACATCCAGACGCTCCGGGCGAACCTGCTCGCGGTCGAGGCCCCGGACCTGCCGTCGGAGTTTCGGGTGCAGGTGACGGGGGCCGACGAGGAGGCCATCAAGGCGAGCATCGCGGAGGCGCGGATGAAGTACCAGGAGCGGCAGAAGGCGTGGCTGGCTGACGTGACCCCGCTGACGCCGGAGCAGCTCGTGGCGAAGTACGGCGAGGAGGCCCGCCCGCTGGCGGAACGCCTGTCGGGGAAGGTGCTGAGCATCGGCAGCCCGACGGCGGCGACGCCGGGGCAGACGCCGCCAAGCGAACCGCCCCCACAGGACGGCACAATGGCGTCTTGGTTGGGGGCCATTTCCCGCAAGTAAGAGAGAGGTATAGAAGTGGCTACCACGACTACCACACTGGCCGAGTTCATCAATGCGGCCATGCTCAAGGCAGTGGATGACGACATCGCGAATCACCTGTTCTTTCCCGGAGCCCCGTTGGCTGGCATGATCAAGATGGCGGACCTCACGGGCGAGAATGCCGTAGCCGCGAAGTTCAGCAAGTACAACGCGCTCACGTCCTCGCAGATGACGGAGGGCACCGACTACACCAGCTTTCAGGATCTGGACCCGTCGGCAACCACGATCACCTCGGCGGAGCACGGCACGCAGAGCGAGGTCACGACTCGCGCGTGGAATGCCATCCAGTCGCCGAACGCGCGTGCCTCCTACGCCCAGGACATCGCCCGCAACCACATGGCCGCGATCATGACTGAGTACGACGTCGCGATCCTGACGCTGCTGCAGAGCCTGGACACCACGAAGGGCTCCACCGGCAGCGACCTGACGAATGCCATCGTGCTGACGGCTGTGGATGCTGCGGCGAAGGCGAACATGCCCCAGCCGTGGGTGGGCCTGCTGCACCCGGAGCAGTACAGCAACCTGATCACGGAGGGCTCCTCCGCGTGGGTGAATGCGGCCGCCTCTGCCCAGGTTGGCGCTGAGGTGTGGCGCAACTACTTCGTCGGCCAGGTGTACGGCGTCCGCTGGTACGTCAACACCAATGTGCCCACGGCCAACGCCGGCGCGGATCGCGGTGGCGGCATCATCAGCCCGGCATGTTTCGGCGCCGTCTGGTCGCTCATGCCCAAGACGAGCACGGAGTTTGACCAGTCGAAGCGGGCCGACGAGGTGCAGACGATCTGCGAGTGGGGTGTGGCGGAGATTGACGGCACCATGGGCATCGCCCTGACCACGGATGCCTAAGTGCGTCTGACAACACGCCAAACGAGAGGGGGCGGGATGGTTCGCCCCCTCTGTGAAAGGAAACATCATGGACTTCTACAAGCCCCTCCCAGAGGGTGATCCGCGATGCCCGGCCTGGCAGCGGTTCTGGGTGCCAGACGGTGCGAGCAACTTCACCCAGAATGCCCTGCGCAAGGGATGGTCGCCGGCGCCCCCAGCCAATGTGGACGTGTACCGTGAGAATGGGGTGATCCTGTCGTCTGCCCCCATGGCTGCCGCGCCGGTCGCCGCCCCGGTCGCCGCCGAAGAGCCGGTCGCCGAGAAGACGGTCTCACACAGAGAGGAGACTACTCATGCGCGAAAGTGAGCCCCTGATCGCCATGCGCTACATCGGCGTCATGGACGCTCATGCGGCACCCGAGGTGAACGTGTTCGTGGCTCCCTGCGCCTGTCGGATCGTCGGTGTCTGGCTGGTGGACGGCACC